TGTCGAAGTGATCATACCCCTCGGGTAGGGCTTCGAGGTATGTGGCCAACTTATCTAGGTTAGCTCGCTGTTCTTCCGTTGCATCTAGTTCTTTGTGCTTAGTCATTGTTGCTACTGTCATGTCGTTCTCCTGTACTCTTGGGAGTACTGTTAAGTGTTGATGGTGTTGATGGTGTTGATGGTGACATTGGCATTACCTGTGGGGCAGTTCTCCCCCGCGCAGCTGCACGCGTCGCTTCATTTGACGACTGCCATAATTCTCCATCGCTGTTAATCGAATCACCTTTTTTGACATGGTCATTGATTTCTATAACAGATTGTCCGTTAGTAGATTTTTCCAAAGCCCTGTCAAAATCGCTATGAACACTCTCTACGAGTAGTTCGTTATTGTGAACGTCAGTTGTACTAATTTTCGTTGCTACACAGTATTTCATTTTGATTTCCTATTAATTATGAGACGTCGTTCTGGTCAGCCCATTCGTCGTAATTATCATCTCCCATCAGGCCGATCATTACGCCCTCGATTGGGAAAAGCTCTCTAGCGCATTTTCCACCAGACAGAAACTGAATTGATAATGATTTACATTGCTCTAGTGTTAGCTCGGAGAATTTAAAATCTGCTGCGAGTACGATAGTTCTCATTTCGTCTAGGTTAGTAGATGACATTAATTGATCGAATATTTCGTTGTTCATTTGTATGTCCTTTCTAGTTTGGCTGGGCTCATTCCCTAGCGCATGAATATATAATACTAAAACTATTTGAGTAAGTCAACAATAAACTAAAACTATTTTAGTTAAATGTAGCACTAAACAATTTAGCCCAAAGACCTACAGAAGATTTACTCCCTAACTGTAAGCGACTAGGCAAACCCCTCACTGAAGGCCATCACTTTAAACGCTAGGTGCGAAGCATTGGTGTGGGGTTAATTTATCAGGAAGGCCAGATGATTGATTACACGATAGGACATGAGCCTAGACAGCAGACAGGAAGAGAGCTGTTCTTTAAGGGCGATGTAAAGACTCTAACCCTTAACTATGGCCCCTGGGCAGACGATAACGCCAACGTAACCACCGTCACTTGGTCAGTAGAGAATGGACAAGCAAGCATAGTATCTAACTCTCTAACGGACAATGAAGCCAAGGTAACTATAAGCACCTATGAGTCAGGCAACTCTATTATCAAGGCTACAGCTACAGACGGAACTAACACTAATATATTCTTTATACGCATTAAGACTAAAGACCCAAGCATAGATTTGGGATGCAGCGATTACTGCCTATAAACCACTAAACATATCAATTGGTTAATATTTACACAAAGTAGCTAATAGTTAGTCTAAATAACCACTAAGCAATCAATAAATGGTTGAATACACCACTTCTGGCGGATAAACAGCATGAATTCACTACAATTAGCGGTTAAACAGGCTAATCATGCCGCTCACACGCCTGATTATAGGCTGCTGGTCGAGGCTAGAGCCCACAAGATACAAGCATTCATGGACAAGGCTAACGCTAAGACCATCTCTATGCTGGCTCACGATGCTGTAGGACGTAACGACACGATCACCCTTGATGCGCTGTTATCTATGGGACTAATCGCGGCTGAGCCCTCGGATAGCTCTACAGACCACTAAACATCATCCCTCATATTTCGGGGGATGCGATATTCGCGGGTTTACACCAACTGGATAACAAGTGGTGATGCTCGCCAAATACCCCTTATTTCCACTTATATCGGCCCTAAAACAGCTAAGTCATTGAATTCATTGGATTCACTAATTCCAGTAATTACTATTACCGGAAATAGCGATCTGGCAATACCCATAAACCGGCAATAACGGCTTTTTGAAAGAGAGGGGGGTAGCACCCCTGGGAGCAGGAGCTAGGGGGTCGGCTCTGTATTACAGGAACCCTCCCTCCCATAAATTTATATTTTTTTTGGAATCACTATGCCCCAAAGCGTATTTCCCCCCGGCAGCAATGGAGCCCCTCATGGCAATCGCAACCAAAGCGCACAACGTCCTTGGAAGTCCGCTATCGAGCGAGCCCTATCTAAGAAGGGTAAGTGTGAGCAGGCAGAGGAACTTTACCTAATAGCCCGTGAGGTTGTTGAGGCGGCACAGGATAGAAACAGTGAACACTTCGCAATGGCAGTTAAAGAGGTTGGATTAAGACTAGATGGAAAACCAACTGAACACATCGCTATTACAGACGATACTGCCGAAAAACTTGTCGGAATATCCGCCGCTTTTGCTTCGCTTGTCGGAGTTGCCACAGGCGGAGAGATTATCGACGGAGAGATTGTTATGCCGGGTCGATCTTTACTTTCTTCTGAGGTACGCACTAAGACGGGAGGACATGGAAAGGGATTGGATATTCCATCGTTGCAGGGAGGTCCAGGAGGAACCCAATAACCATATTGATATCTGGTCACGAGAACACTACAAATCGACCATTATTACTTTTGGTAAGAACATTCAGGATATTCTCGCAAGTCATGGGGAAGACCCTTTACCTGAGTGGAAAGGACGAGAAGTCACTATTGGCATTTTCTCTTTTAACCGACCTTCTGCGAAAAAATTTCTACGCCAAATTAAAGTCGAGTTTGAAGATAACGAAAATTTAAAATTATTATTTCCTGATATTTTGTATCAAAACCCTAAGAAAGAATCTGGCAAGTGGTCAGAAGACGACGGGTTGATTGTTAGGCGTAAATCGAACCCTCGCGAAGCGACTGTTGAGGCTTCTGGTTTGGTTGATGGGCAGCCTACGGGAATGCACTATGTCATTAGGTCTTATGACGATGTTGTAACCCTAGAATCAGCTCGTTCTATTGAAATGATCAAGAAAACAACTCAGGCATGGGGATTAAGTCTCTCACTGGGTACTGAGGGCGGCGTAGAGCGTTATGCAGGCACTTTCTATGCTGACGGTGATACTTACTCCGACATTATAGAAAGAGGCGCAGCGGTCCCTAGAGTACATCCTGCGACCGAGGATGGAACGTCATCAGGAAAGCCTGTTTTATTTTCTCAAGAATATTTAGATAACAAAAAGTTTGCGGGTATTTATGACTTCTCTTGTCAGTACCTTTGCGACCCAATTCCCGATGAAAACGCTTACTTCACTGTTGAGGATTTCAAGTGGTACGACGAACCCCCTGAACATTTACGAAAGTACGGTGCGGGAGATTGTGCGCTAAGTGATGGTAAGGGCGATTTCACTGAGCTGGGGATAGCGGGCATTGATCCTAATGATGACCTTTATCTATTAGATTGGTGGTACGGCCAAAAGCCAATGGATGTATGGATAGATGCTCAGCTTGATTTAGCCGAAAAACATGGTCCGGTTAAGTGGGGCGCAGAAGCGGGAATGATACGCCGAGCATCAGAACCTTATTTGAATAAAAGAATGCGCGAACGCAAAGTCTATTTCACGATGGAATGGTTCCCCGCAATCGCAGACAAAGCAACCAACCTAAGATCATTTCAAGCCCGTGCCAAGCAGGGAAAAATCTACTTACCTAAAAACACATCATGGGCTGACGACTTAGTTGCCCAGCTATGTAGATTCCCCAAAAGTAAATATGACGACAAAGCGGATGTATGCGGATTGTTTGGAAGAATGATCGACGGAATGCATGGCGCGGTAGCTCCTTCGGCTCCTAAATTAAAGCTAGTCAGAGACGAGTATGGTTTTGATGAAGAGCCTGGTGGTGACTGGAAAACAGCATAGAGGATTTTATGGCAACCCCTAAAGAACAAGTCGAGCAGTTCTTAAATGATACTGATCTAGCGAGAAGGCTGTCCCAAAAGTGTCGGGATTACTACGACTCAAAACAGTGGACCGAAGAAGAAGCAAAAAAGCTAGAGTCTCGAAAGCAGGCCGCGATAGTTGTTAATAGAGTTCGGCCAAAAGTAGAGGGATTAGTGGGTCTTTATGATCTAAGAAAATCAGATCCAAAAGCCTTTCCTAGAACGTCAAAGCACGAAAAAGCCTCACATGTAATTACTGACGCGCTTAGATTTGTTGTTGATAACAATAATTTCGACATTACCAGAATGGACGTTGCGGAGGATTTCTTTGTTGAGGGATATGGCGGTGTTTTCACCGGAGTAAAGAAGACCCCCCGGGGCGTTGAGATATTATTAGACCAAATCCCCTGGGATAGAATTTACTTCGACCCACATTCTCGTAAAAAGGATTTTAAAGACGCTCGCTTCATGGGCATGTGGCTGTGGATGGATGAAGATCAGGCTGTTGACACTTTTAACATCTCCAAGAAAAAAGCAGAGGAAATAATTGACGCTCCGGTTGACGGCGAAGAAACAAACGCCGATAGACCTCGATGGTACGACAACCAAGGCCGAAGACGTTTACGAATTGCGATGCACTTCCACATTAAAAAGGGAAAGTGGAAATTAACCGTCTTTTCTGGCGATACAATCATTAAAAAAGAGCAGGATTCACCTTTTCTTGATGAAGACAATATGCCGATGAACCCGATTGAGTTGGTTTCGTCAAATATCGACAGAGATAACAACAGATACGGTGAAGTGGCGGGGTTTATCTCCCAACAAGACGAAATCAACCACCGTAGAAGCAAGTTTTTACACTTCAACTCAACAAGACAGACTTTT